GATTTGGCCTCTTTGATCTCAGTCTCGAACTGTTCAATTTCTTGTGCTTTTAGAATACCATTATCCCAAACCCAATCTACTCCTTCCATGATGCCATTTACAAAGGCCTCAGGAGCAGATGGATCTTGTACGATATCAACTGTAGATAAGATAAAATCGTTACCTACCATGTTAACACCATTACGTTGCACAAGACTACCCATACCACGACTTGAAACACCAAGCTGAACACCACCTTCCATCAGACCCTTTACAATCTGACCCATTGGAGTATTCAATATTAGTGCTTTACCCATCACATTATTACCATCCCAATTAAGTTCGGTAATGCGATGAGATACTTTATCCAAATTAACAGTAGGGCCTTCTGGGTGATTCAATTCACCTACAGCTCTACCTTTGGAAACTTGTTCAGCAGTGTATTTTGCCACTGCTTTTTCTAGGACTGCTTTCGGGTAGATCCTGCCATTGCGGTTCTTACCTTCAGCTTGCATAAAGATACCTTCGATAATAGCGGTTTTCTCGCCGTTATCGTTAGCTTCAGTCATATACTCGAGCTGTGTGTCGAGATGTTCTGTCATTAACTTCATGTTATTTGCCCATTAATTTTGTGAAATCTTTAATTGCCTTTTCAGCGTCTTTTTCAGTTTTAAAAGTATCTAAATCTTGACCATCAATCGATGCAACAAACTTAGATCCTTTCTTTTTAATTTCCGCTTTGAACTTACCTTTACCGACTTTAAAAGACTTAGTAGCCTCAGATACAGTATTAGGCTTCGTCCTGAATTCCTGAAACTTCATCATCGAGTTCTACTTCCTCTAATTCTGGTGCAGTACCAGTCATTCCTTGTGCGATAGAAATCTTACGATCATCCATTGCGGTATTAATTTTATTTTGCATTAGTGCAGCAAATGCGTTATTCGCGTCATTTTTGCTATTACCATCTAATGCATTAATTAAATCACTTACTTCAGTCATCTTACTCGCCTTTCATTTATTTATACAACCTATGATTTAGACTTTAAATATCTTCATCATTATTGTCATTCATGCCTTCATCATCAATTTGTTTGATAATATTTTCAATATCTTCTTCTGTTTGCATTAATACATTCTTACGTATCCATTCAACAGAGTAATAACGTCCTGCATATTCATCTATTTCACGTAGTGTACCTAAACGCTCTCGTAATAGTTCTGCATCTTTCAGTTCAGAGAAATGGTTATCTTTTAAGAAGTCGACACTAATGTCAGATCTAATAGTTTCCCACTCTTCTTCTGTAACAATACCTTTAAGAATAAGTTGTGTTTTAAGAATATCAATGAATAGTGCAGAAAACTTCTTACGTAATCTATTAATAAACTTTTGGAACTTAAGCTCATCTCTTGAGATCTCTGTAGATCGACCAAGATTAAACTGTTGTTCTTGTTCTAAACGACCGCTTGGTACATTTAAAGATTTATATAGTTTACGACGGAAGTATTCGATGTCATCAATCTGACCAAGGTTTTCACCGCCAGGTAGAGTAGAAATTTCTGTACCTCTACCGCCTTCACGTCTTGGTAACCAGAAATCTTCAAGCATTGACATATGCTTCTTGTCATCTTTCATATCACCAGTTTCAGCATCGTAAACCATTTTGTTACGATACTTTGCCATGATGTTACGTAGATATTCTTCTGCTTTACCTTTTGGAAGGTTACCTACATCGATATAAAAGATACGACGTTCAGGAGCACGTGCAAGACGATAGATTACCAATGAATCTTCCATCATACGAAGCTGATTAACAGGCTTCAGTGCTTTATGTAGGTGTGATAAGATACGTTTACGACTTGGATCTAATAGTCCAGAAGTAACGTATGTAATAGAATCTTTTGCAATCTTAAGACCTTGTGATTTATTTCCAAGTGAATCGTTCTGGAAGATAAAATATTCACTAGCACCTATTATAATTTCAGCACCTGTCTTAGGATCTTTTTCTTTCTTGAGCTCACGTACTTTGCGAATCTTTGTAGGATCAATAGAACGTAGTTCAATTAAACCATTCTTAGGATTAGACTCATCTATGATCTTATGGTAGTACAAACGTCCATCGACGTACCAACGACGGAAGATGTCGTGGCCATACCAGTTCATATTAAGCATAGCAATAATGTTCTCGAATTCTTCTGACATCATTTTCTTGATGCGATCAGGTTGATCTAAATCATCCATGATAAGCGATACTGGTGAGGAGTCATCATCAGAAACGATAGATTCGTTAACAATGTCTTCAACTGCTGCATCGCATTCTGTATGCTGAGAGATATCTCGGTACTTAAAAATAAGTTCTTTTTCTGACTTAGTTTGGTCACCATTAATATCAACATACTGGCCGTAATGACCACCGGCATTGATTACGTTACCAATACCTTCATCTTCATCCATAGGAGCAACAAAGGAGGCGCGTTTGCGATCTTCCTTTTCTTGATCCTTTTTCTTTATTTCAAAACCAAAAAAATCGGCCAATGTAATATCCTCTCAATAATAGCAGAGGAGAGTAAATCCCCTCTGCTTATACTGTTATTTATAAGGGTTTAAGAAGTCGTATTTGATTCCCAGTATTGAACTTGAAGTTCAACGGTAAACTCTTCGATAACATTTTCTGAATCGTATGATACATCGATTGCAGAGATGTTAGTTGGAAAAGTTCCTCGGAAGTCATATCGTTTAACAGACTCTCCTGCCTTATTTAACTGTTCTACAACCATGTCTGCTTGATAGTCAACAGGGTTAGTTAGTCCAGTGTTTGCGTTGTGCTGGTTAATACCATTCATCCAACGTTCGAAAGCACTACGTGTTTCCATTTGAACGTCGTTGATGATTGTCACTGACCACGGTTCGAATGTACGATCGCCTGCAATTTGCAACTGACGTCCACGGAATGGGATAGTGATTGGTGCAATGATAGAAGCAGGTAGCTGAGCAGCTTTACACATGAATGATGCTAGCTCAACGTTGCCTCCGGCATAACCAGGAAAGTTTAGTGTTGCTTTAAATAAGTTACCACGGGCACCGCCACCTGTCAACTTGGATTTAAAGTCATCTACGCCTAAAATAGCCATATTTTATGTCTCCTTACTGACCGATGATTTCACTGAATTCAACGCCTGTTCGTGTAGCGATAAAGTTCAGAGTGATAAAGTTAATCGAACGAGCAGGCTTAATGTATATATCAGCTACGAAACGGTTACCATCGATTACTGCACCAGTATTATTTGTTGCGTCACAAATAACTGAGAAGTCCGTGATACCGCGTCGACCTTTTACATCTCGCAAGAATGGTTCAACTAGGTTGCGGAATTGAGCGCGTGTAAACTCATCGTTGAATTCAAACAACTGGAACTTAGCAGCTGTTGATACAGCTTTTTCCAATGTGATGAATAAGCGACGAACGTTAATGCGATCGAATGCACTTGGACGAGTAGAAGCTGTTTTGTCACCAAACAAGATGATACCTTCACCGGGGAAGCTAACGATTGGGTTAACACGAGCTTTATACAAGTCATCACGCGCTGCTTTCTTAGGGTTGAAAGCAATTTTAGTTACACCAAGAATTTGACCTCTTGTGAAACCAGCTGGTGAGAACCATGCGTCTGCTACATTGTCTGTGTTTGCACATAGACCAGCAACCGCACCTGATGCAACAATCCAACGATATACGTCGTTATACTTATCGTATACGTATAATGCTGTTGAATCGATTACAGCGTATGATGAAGAAGTTAGAGCATCTGCCCAAGCTTTTACATCTGTAGCTGCAGTAGCATTGTTTACTGTTTCTGCAACAGCAGGGGAAACAAACGCAACACAATCTTTACGGCCTTCGGCTATAGCGATCATGTAGTTTGCCATAGTCACGTCATCTGCAGCTGCAGTTTCAGGACCAATTAGCAAGTTAACGTCTACTGTTTCGGCATCGTCAAACAAGTCATATGCAGTTGATAGTTCGCCGACAGTTGCTGCGTTATCAGTTGTACCACCTGAAAGTGATGCACCGACAGCGGCTGAACCTGTTACGAATGCAGCACCAGCTGCACCATTAACCGCAGAACCAGCATCTGTGAACGAAGAGTAGTGTGCACCCCAACGTACATATGCAGATTGATTGTTAATTACGTTTGCGTAATAGTTGTCCGTTCCGTCATCAGCTTTGGCATCAGATGCCTGAGATACGAATGCGAAAGTTTCAAGTACTGTACCAGCTGTACCTGTCCATGCACCGTCTTCATCAATAACTGCGATATGCATTTCGTCTGCAGTATCACCGCCATTAGCAACTGAATAAGATGATGTACCAGGAACTGAGTCAAAGTTACCTGCATAAGCCCAACCAGAAAAGGCTGTTGCATCTGCGGGACAAACTGAAACTGCTAATGAGTTACCTAAAGTACCTGGGAATCGAGCGATCCATGTGTCTGTAGCACCAGGTGTTACAGTATCATAGTGATCGTCGTTTTTAACTAAAATGCCTGTGCCAGAAGCAGTAGCGTTTAAGTTACCTGTTGTTGCACGGACAACGCGCAATGAGTTACCATACTGCAGGAATTGCGCAGCTGGATAAAAATATTTGTAAGTGTCAGAATCAGGTTTACCAAAAATGCTAACTAACTGTTGTTCTGATCCTACCGTTGTAATCTCCTCAACGGGACCCCACTGGAATGCACCAGCAATAGCTCCGATTGATGTAGATACAGCAGGAACAACATTAGTCAAGTCAATTTCTTTAACCTGGACACCAGGTGAGACTTGGAATGCCATGTATTTTTCCCCTTCATTGAGAATTTAATAAGTTTTCATAATAAGATGGTTTCACTGATATTATTTATATATATACAGTTTTAGAAGAATGTATCTTTCTGAACGTACCAGGTATCTCCACCTTCTCTGATAGTTTCAACTTCATCTACTACACCATCATCGAAAACTCCAAAAGGTACTACGTCATCTTCGATCATTCTTTGTTGTTCAGCATACATCATGCTTTTCATATCAATGTCTGTCATTTCACCAAAGAATGGAGTTGCAGCAAACCACCCAAACATAACTAAGTTCATCATTAAGTCATCGTGATTACCATCGGCAGCTTCATAAGAAGAACCTTTAGCAACAAACGTAGACATTTCTATAATTGTATCTTGATCGACAATGCTAATTTGACTTTGTTCAACAAGATCTTTAATATTAGAACATCCAATACGTTTGACCTTTCTTGTCATAGTCACACCAATTGAATTAGCTTTAATCATTGATTCAACGAATACGTTTTCATATTCTAAATCATAATACAAACCATTACATACAACCGCACCCTGATCATTCGATTCAATAATTACATAAGCTTCGTTATATGTCTTAGCATACTTATAGATGATATCTGGTAAGAGTAATGGAGAGATCATATTATCTCTGTATACTGCTACTTGTTGAAATGGTTTAGTAGTTACATCTATTATATTAAACGTTGAATAATCCATACCTCTACCCTTTGCCACATCGACAAAGACCATATAGTCATGATTCTCTTCAGGTTTAACATATACTTTTACATTGTTTTGTGTAAAGATAGGATGCTGAGCTTGTAAACTTAATAAACAATCACCTGATATCAGTGTATTGCCAGTGCCGTGGAAGGTATTACCAAATTCTTGGTTAAACTGTAACTCTGATGTATTTGCAATTGTTTGTTTCTTCCATTCGTCATCTCTACCTGGTACATCCCACCAGTCAACTCTAAATGGTTTAAATTCATTTGTGCTTTGTACTGCACCTTCCCACAATTTGTGGTATATGTTACCTAAGCCATTCGCTGTAGAAGTAACAATTACTTTTGTGGATTTACCTGACGACACAACAGGGTATGTTGAAGTGTAAAACTCTGTTGCGTTTTCAACAAAGGCAAACTCGTCAAGGAATAGGAGATTGACAGACATGCCTCGAATGGACGATCCTGAAGTAGCAGCAGCGATGATACGGCTATTATTAGAAAACTCAATGGAACCCTTATTTAATGCTTTACACCCAGGTTGTAGAAAGAACGGTAGGTTCTCAAGCATTAATGTAATACGAGCCAGCATCTCACGTGCAGTTGCACCTTTGTTTGCTAGGATCGCAATAGTCTGTTCTGGATGAAACAGAGCATACCATAGTAAATATCCCACCGATGAGATAGACTTACCTGACTGACGACAAGCAAGCACAATAGAAAATCTATTATCATTGAAATGATTAAACATCTTTTCTTGATATGGATACAAAGCAAAAGGCACAAGTCCATGATCAAGGTGTACTACCTTAAGATAGGTTGTAGCAAAGTAAACTGGATCTCTAAGACATCTTGTATATTCTACAACCTGCTCTTGAGACCAAGCCTCTTGTACACCATCTCTTTTAACGTTTGGATTACCTAAGTAACCTAATTCGTTATTCTTCAGAGTCGCCATCAATTACTTTCATCTTATCTAATAGTTTGCGCTGAAGATCTGATGTAGATCCAACAAACACGTTGTTCTGTGTCATGCCACCTCCTGGTAACATAGGATTATCCCTATCTACTTTTTCTACATCTTTCTTCTTCTTTTGCAATTCCATTAGGCGATCTGCAACTTCAGCATTTTGCTTCATCATATTAGATAAAACTTCAAATGCTCTCGGATGTTCAGAGTCCCTAGCTAGTTCAAGCATAAGCTCGATAGCCTCATCACCTTTCTCTGCTAGACTATAATATTTAGCCCTTGCAAAGTCATAATCGTCTTTTACATCACTCATTAATCATTCCAATATTCTTTATATGAATCAACACTCGCTGTAGCACTTGATGTTCCGCCACTTAAAGTATCTGTGGTATTAAATATACCTGTCACCGTTTTTACTGTTAACTTATTATCAACATATGCTACTACAACTCCAGTTGCACCAGAATTATTTGCAGATATTACTTCTCCTACAGTGAAAGTATCTGTAGTAGATGATACTGTAAATACAACTTGATCAGGTGTATCTGGTTGGAATATAGTTTCAACTATAGTATGAGCATCTGTTTCTACAGCTGATAAAGGATTAACAACTACTGATTGTCTTTCCATTGGTTTTGTGCTTGCTGATATTTCGTTATTGTAATCTATGCTTACAGACTTAACCAATCCTTGAGTACCAATACCTCCATAGAAGTTTACTTTTGTTTCAAAATCTAAAGTATATATTATAACTCTACGAGTAGTAAAATCACCTTCGTAATCGTCGGTTAAAGCTACTGATTGTAATACAAATGGTTGATCTGACCTAAAGTTATTATCTACTTCTTTAACTGAAACAGTATAGTCTGGTTGAAAGAAAGGAAGAATTTGTTCTAAAATTTGTAAAGCATCATCCTGATTCTTTGCCATAATACTTAACTGAACATTCAGGTTATAGCCTACTGGGCCTAACACCGTCTTCATTTTATTATTATCTAAAGGATCAGGAAAGCTTTGTTTAATACCCTTTTGTAATTTTGTATTAGGATTATAAGCTAAGCCTGTTAATTCAAAAGACATACGAGGCAATTTAAGAGCAATCTTTGGATCATCAAGATCTCTCTGTTGGTCTAATCTTGCAAGAAACTTTTGCTTTGGACCGTATGCTAAAGGAACTTTAACTATGCTTTTAGCACTGCCATCAGATCCCTTACGTAAAACATTAATATCATTAAAGAGTGTACCAAATACAGCTACTGTTCTTCGTATAGCTGCATGATAAAAGTGATTACCAAACATTACGTTGCGTCTCCAAATGGATTCGATTCAGAGAAGTCAATAATATCATCTGCTTCATCCTCAAAGTTAAAGTTACGTGCTGCAAGATCTGTAGTAAAGGTATTATCTGTAGAAGAAGATATATCATAAACTTTCGTTATAGTTGTAGTAGCACCCGACGTAATTCCTACAAGAGTATTAGATTCTGCAAATGTATGATACAATCCATCAGTAGTTTCTATCTGATTAACTGTCATTTTTACACCATCAATTTGTAAGAGCTGAGCAGATATATTAACTTCTTCTATAACAGGAGTAACATCTACTTCAGATGCTTGTACAGATACGTACTTAATTCTTTCACCGACTTCAAACGTGCCTGTTATGCTTCCAATATCAAATATCTCTTGATAGCCAAAATCATTTTCAATACTATCAAGTTCAGAAATACCAGTATTAAATTCTTCTTCATTGAATTCGAATAACCTCGCTTGTAACTTAAAGACAGGCAAGTTACTTAACTGATAGAAAGGTTGTTCGTGTTCTACGTAACTAATTTCAAAGAATGATTTAGACAAAGGAAGATAAATCAAATCACCTTCGCGCGGTCTATCATCGTTGATATCTGAGTTCCATACGCCTACAAGCTTTTGCCATGAACGTTTAGCGACAATGAATGTAGCTTCATCACGAATTTCCATACCAAACTTTTGGAATATATTACCTTCACCTTCAAATCCTTCTGTATTCTCAATGAACATCTCGATAGTATTTGCTGTGTTAAATTCTGATTCTACATCTTCACCAAGAATAGTGTCTCGCTGTACTATTTTGCGAGGCATGTAAAAAACATCTTGGCCATACATTTTGATGGACTCAATAATGATGTCCTCAAACATATATTGCTCGGTGTTTACTTTAGGCGAAAAGAATACATTAGTTGGCATGATCTATCCCATATAAAATTCAGGTGGCATCTCGTATTTAAGCTGCATTTCTTCTTCAATAGAGTTTATCTCTGTTACAGCGTCATCATAAATTTGACGTCCATTAAGAGTCACACCACCAGGAAGTTGCATGCCTTCGAATTTAATAAGGTTTGCACCCCATTGTTGTTTAATTAAAGCAGTTGTATATCTCTTTAAAAGTATATCATTATATATTGCTGTATGCGTATCAGGCTCAACTGTACGATAGGCATCTACAATAACGTAATCACCTACTGCTACATCCGATTCCCAATCAACATCAAGATATAAGCGATTCATATGTCTGCTAAAGCGTACCTGTTCTGGTCCATTTAGCATCATATTCATCGTACTAAGATATGACATTGTTTGTGAGTAATTAGCAAGGTTGCCTGTAAATCCTAGGCTGTACATATCATTAAGATGCATTTGATATTTTGCATCAAACATACTTACACTTGAATTACTTTCGAACATAGGAAAAATTCGTTGTACTGACAATACCTGATTTGGTAACGAGATATATTCATTTGTTACATCAGTGATTGTGATTTGATGCTTATGATATACTTTGTATATTGCATCAGAGTGGTATTCTTGATAAAATTGCAGAGCTTCATCGACTCGATCCGAGATTTGATCTTCATCGACGTTAATCTCAAGGACCGGAGCTCCGAGTTTACGGAGACAGTAATCAATGAGTGTCTGTCTTGAGTTTGGAGCGGCCATGTAAAAATAGTCCTATAGTTGATTTCTATAAGACTATTTATAACTTTTAAAAACTTGGTATTAGAGATTATTCTCGTAACTTGCTAAGCTACTTTCCATATATTAATATTACCGTATTTCATAGTAAAAACTGTTCCTCCAATATTATTCCATTGAAGCTCAATATACTGACTTGCGTTTAAATTCACTAACATCATTTCTTTAAATGTCCATTCCATTCCACCTTCAGTTCCAGCAGTTTCAATATTATATGCATCGGTATGAGCATACGTGACACCACTTTTCTTAATTAGAATCCTTAGACCATCTCCTGCAGAGGGGGTTGTGACAGATCCCGCAAGTGTACACGACACGCCATATATTCCATCGGTAGGCACTGTAAATCTACTCATACTATTAGAATCAGTTATGCCTCTCGTAAGTCCTGCCTTAACAGTAAATTGTATTATATCACCCTCGGACGGAGTAGAATCAACAGGATTATAGTAAAGAGCTACTGGTTGTGCTGGCATATTAATATGACCTGAGCTGGTTATGCGCATCGTTTCAGCACTTGACGAACCACCTGATCTTCTGCGGAATATCATATCACCGGTGTTTGTACCGCTACGTCTTACACCAATACTATGTTGGCCACTACCAGAAGCACCTGCTGAGAATAAAAGATTAACCTCTGGGGTTGTTATTGATGTATTAGAATTTGTAAGTCTCACAAAGTTTATTGGATTGTTAGCAGTATTACTAAGATTAGCACCGGTTGTATATTGAGTGGTCACATCTTTTGATATTTCTAACAAATTATTAGGAAAACTCGTACCAATACCAACGTTGCCTGCCGCGTCGATGCGCAGACGTTCTGTTGCAGTTCCTCCATCACCTGTCTTAAAAAGAAGTTCACTGCTATCTGTATCAGAGTTGCTAGAATTGTACATATCAATTCTAGCCAAACTACCAGCAACACGCATTGCTAAAGAAACACCACTAAGTATGCCATTGTTTCCATTTGTGTTTTCGAGATTTAATGCTGTATACGCGCCATATGAAGCACGATTAACCTCCAGAGAATGAAATACTTTCACATTACCATTAGATTCAACAGCTATATGATCAGCCGTTGTATTGCTAGAAATATACAATGCACCATCAACATGTGTAATAGCACTTTTAGTACTACTATCAGTGTCTTCAATTTGAATTCCACCGCCGTATCCACTATCTTGAGCCTTAATATGCAATCTACTGTCAGGCTGTTCTGTACCAATACCAACTTTACCTGTTGAGTCGAGGATCATGGCTGTCGCGGAGTTGCCTTTAAAAACAAGTGCATCAGCTGATACATCATGAATAATTTGATGCCTTACATCATCAGCTTCAGTGCCAAATAATATACCACTATCATTGTTTGCGTCTGTTTTAAGCTGAAGAAATACTCTATCCCCACTATTGCCAATCTGTAATCGTGAATCAGCATTGAAAGAGTCGCCAGTATCTGTCCCGATTAAAACATTACCTGATGCATCTAACGACAAGAAGGCAGCAGAATCTATGTTGTCGAGTAAGTCTGCGTCTACCTCACCTGTTGATGAGATATTACTGCCAGCTAGGGCGATTCGTGATGCTTTAGTTGCCATTTGTTATTCCTAGGTTTGTTTGACTTAGTCTTATTATATATGCTTTTGTTTAGAAAGGCAACTAGTTTATTTTAAATTTATTGATTGTATTATTAGCCTGATACGCTCCAATATTTCCAGTACCATGTAGTACCCAATTCCATAAGCTAGCGGCAGGACTACTATTATGATCCGGAATTGAAACAGAAGATGGAATTGAATCTTCACATATATCTAAGATATATTTTACTCTATCAGTGTATGTTTCACCTGAATTCATATATTTCCAAAAGTCAGTATCAGCTCTTTTACCCGTATAATGTATGATTAAGAAATCTCTAATATTATCATACATTGATATCATTTCATCATTATAATGTTTTATTCTGTGAGGGTTACAAGTTCGCTTCTTTGTTGATTGGAGATGTTCCATTACAAAATTAAGTACTTGCACTATAGTTGTATGAATAGAAGTGGCTTCTAAAGGCTCTGAAAATGCTGCTGCTAATCCTAATGATAAACAATTTCCTTGCCACAATAGATTACTTCTACCTGATGTAAATTTAAACTCTTTTAATATCTCTGGATTATTAAACTTTTTATTTATTTCCTGAATAGCTTCGTCTCTAGTAATAAATTTATCACAGTATACATACCCCATGCCATATCTTGTTTGTGTAGGTATTTTCCATACCCATCCTGCATCCATTGCAATAGCTGTTGTAAATTTATCATAATCATCTTCTATAGGAAGCTGAAAAGAAATTGCAGAATTAACTGGTAGATTATCAGAATACGAATGCCACTGCATACCTATCATACCTGCACATATCTTTCTTGAGAACCCAGAACAATCTATAAAAAAGTCTGCAAAATATCTATTACCTTTTTTATCAATAATAAATTGTACATCTGTTCCTTCACTGTTTGTTCCCACACCATCTATATCAGTATCTATTCTTTTTACACCTGCCTCTACAGCCTTTTTAGCAAAAAATTCTCCAACTTTAAAAGCGTCAAAATGATAGCTATGACCTTCTGCTATAAAATCATTCTCATAAGCTTGACCTAATTCAGTGATCATGTAAGGCTTTGAAGGATTGTCTATTATACCTTTGCAAAGATGTAGATCAGGAGATGAGAACGACGTTTGACTACCACCTAATGGCGCAAAGTATGAACTATCATCTCCAGTCCAATTGACATGTTTGATACCTAGCTTATATGTTGCATTACAATAGTCCATAAATTCGCCTGATTTTATACCTGTATCAAAGAATTTATTTTTTATAAAGTCAACAAAGATACCAGTCGAACCTTCACCCGCTCCTACTATACCTTTCTTAGAGGATTCTACTACTGTTACATTATGCTGAGGTTGTGTTTTTATTATTGATAGTGCAGCCAGCCAACCAGCTGTACCGCCTCCTAAAATAATAATTTTCATTATATAATACCTTTTTATTCAATTGGAGTTTGAGCATCTTCTACAGAAGCAAGTTTTGGAGCATCTGTTTTTATTTGTAATCTTTGAGCTTGTATACTATCTATAAGTTCAGATGACAAGCCATCTGTTTCTACTAGCTTCTCCCAAAGAGCAACTATTAATTCATCTACACTAGGATATAAAGCTTTTCGTACATCTGCATGTTGAGTTTTCCATCTATTACTTGTAATAATATCATATTGAGTTTTAATATCTTCTGGAGTAGGAACATCTGTTGAATCATTCCACACCAGATCATCATATGACATAGCAAGCTCTGGTAAATGCCAATCTTTATCACTATAATTAGCTTCTAGTACTGTTCTTGTTAATAAAGGATCTTTAGTCATCATGTTGTTACCCATAGCCTTCCTGGTGATTTTTCTACTACATTTGCTGAATTCCACTCTGCATATCCACATGACCCAGTGCGAGCTTGATTTCCTCCACAATAACCAAACCCAAACCCAGAGTCACCACCAGAATTGTTGGCAGCATTAAAAGTGTGACCTTGTTCATCCATACCACACCCTACTCTTGCACCTGATCTTCCTGTGGATGAAAGACCAGCATTATCTGGATTACCGTTCGTTGAACTATTTGCAAATGAATTTATTCCCCATAGACCTACTATAGGCTCATTGCCAGTTTGGGTAGCAAATGCTGTTCCAGAAAATGCGAATGATGCTGAATCATATCTTAAATTAGTTGTAATTGTGGGGTTAGTACTATTACATGGTAACCCTCCAAATGCTGCTCCAGAGTTATTCTGCATTTTAGTGTACATAGTACTAGATGAATTAAAAATCATTATAGGAGCAACTGTCCCTCCCATATCAAGCATAAGCCTGGTAAAAGGGAACTGATTCCAACCTGCATATTTTGCCCAGGTTCCTGATGTAATATTTGAATCTGATTCATTACTTAATGAATTATTTGTCCAATATGCAGACCCAGATGGTATATCACCTCTATTTATTGTTTTTAGTATGAGCATCCAATCTTTATTCTCATGCCAGGCTTTCTTAACATAAGCTTGATATAAAATTCCACCTCCGCTCAAGAACCAATGAAATCCGTCAGCACTAATTTGTGCCATTGTTGAAGCAGGGTTTCCTGAACTACCTGCTGCGCCACCTACTTCTGACCAAGCACCTGACTTTCTTACTTTAAGTGCACCACTTCCTGTTGTATTGAAATACATATCACCTTCACCTGGACTCGAAGGATCACTAGAGTGTTGAGGTACGTTTATTGAAGTCGGTCCTATACTTCCGCCAGCCATTAGTTGTTCTCCAATTCATCTATTCGTGTTTTTAATTCTTTTATCTCATTGAGGGCATCTTGTAATGCAGCAACAATAACCGGTGTTATTCTACCGTAATCCATACTCATCATTTCATCAGACTCAGCATCACCTGATACAGCTTCTGGTACAACTTCTTGCATCTCTTGAGCAATAAAGCCGTGTACTTGAGGTAATTCAGGATTATCTATCCATGTATGAGTCACGGGTTTCATATCCATTAGCTTATCTGTAGCATCTGCTATAGGCTCAATGTTATCTTTTAGTCTGCGATCTGATGTGGTGTTGTAGGTAGTGCCAGATGCAGTTACATAAATTGAACCTACCGTAGCTGTGTTATATCCAAACTCCGCTATCATTCCTATGTTTGTATAGCGGTGAA